AAAAAAAGGTGCACTGATGATTATCATTGGTGTTGGTAAAAAGAAAAAAGTCGATAAGAAAATGGGTGGTGGTATGACTGCAGGTTCAATGTCTGGTATGGGAAGATTACAAAAAGCTAGAATGATGAACAAAGGTGGTGAATCAAAAGGAAATGTATCAATATCAGAAATGCAAGTAAAATCAGGAAGAGAAAAAGCAAAAAAAGTTATTGGTAAATTAAAAAATTTTAAAAATCAATCAAAAGGGTTTTTGAAAGAAATGGCTGGTTTTGAAAAAGGTGGTGATGCAAAAATTAAAAAAGTAATATCAGGTTTACACAAAGCATCAGCTACACATAAAGCTCAGGCAAAATCTTTACAAACTGTTGTAGGCAAATCAGTTGGTGGTATGGCCGACTATTACAAAGATTTAATGTAATGTATAAAAAAGGATCATGTTGGGACGGCTACGTTCAAGCTGGCATGAAGAAAAAAGGTAACCGTATGGTTCCCAACTGTGTACCCGCAGGTTCTAAAAAAATGGCTGAGGGTGGTCTTACAAAATGGTTTAAAGAAAAATGGGTAGACATAGGATCAAAAAAGAAGGGTGGAGGATTTAGAGAATGTGGAAGAAAATCTGCAAGTGGATCAAAAAGAAAGTATCCAAAGTGCGTCCCTGCTGCCAAAGCAGCGAGGATGACAGAATCCCAGAGACGGAGTGCCGTTGCAAGAAAGAGAAGTAGAGCACAAGGTGTAGGTGGCAAACCTACAAATGTTAAAACGTTTGCAAAAAGAGTTTAATCAGATATATTCACTTTGTGGATATATATACAATCTCACTTATTCAAAAGGTAATTAAACGTTCATTAGATCGTCTTAAAGACCACGCTATATATGGTGTTGACACTATGGAGCAACTACAATATGTTAGGGGTCAAATCAAATCCTATGAGGATTTGCAACAGGAAATAAAAGACCTGCTGTCAAGAACGGAGATAGAAAATGAACAAGTCCACGGAGACACCGAAACGGACTGAAGCACTCTTAGACGCTTACAAAGCGGAAGAAGAAGTCAAAACAGTCCTTGATCCTAAAGCGATCAAAAAATCAACACTAGAAAGTTTACCGACACCTACAGGATATAGATTATTGGTATTACCATATGCTGGTCCTAAAAAAACTAAGGGTGGAATTTTACTTTCTGATACAACTCAAGAAACCATACAGATGACTACAGTATGTGGTCTTGTGCTAAAAATGGGAGACCTTTGTTATCAAGATAACGACAAGTTTCCTAAAGGGCCTTGGTGTAAACTACAAGATTGGGTAATCTTTAGTAGATACGCAGGTTCAAGATTCAAAATAGAGGGTGGAGAAGTAAGAGTTCTTAACGATGATGAAGTCATTGCTAAGATCAATGACCCATCTGATATTTTGCACCATTATTAAGGAGGACTAAATGGCTGAAGAAAACAAAAAACCAGAAGTTGAATTAGATACTGATGGAGTAAATGAAGAAAGGGTAGACATACCTGAAGCGAAAGAACCTGATGAGTCTTTTGCACAAAAAGAAGATGTTGATCTTGGTTACACTGACATCAAAGGTGAAGACAATGTAACTGGAGAAAAAACTGCAAAAGAACTTTTGCAGGAAACTAAAGATGAACCTAAAGAACAACCACAGCAAGTTGAATCTAAAGATACTGATGAGGAAGGCTTGCAAGAATATTCTGATAAAGTTCAAAAGAGAATAAAAAAACTTACTTTTCAAATAAGAGAGGCAGAGAGAAGAGAAAAAGCTGCTGTTGATTATGCGAAAGGTCTTAAGAATAAATATGAGACTGCCCAGGAGAAGTATGAGGAAGTCGATACAAATTATCTTAAGGAATATGATGCAAGAATTGATGCAGAAAGAGATAAGGCAAAAGCTGCATTAAAAGTTGCATTTGACTCTCAAGATCCTGAACAAATTACAGAAGCTCAGGATAAGCTAACAAAATTAGCTGTTGAGAAAGAAAAAGTTTCTATGACTCTTTCAGAAAAAGAGGCTAGAAAAAAAGAATCTGAGTCAAAACCACAAGAAACTACTCAAGAACAGCCACCAATAAGTCAAAGAGCGCAGGAATGGGCTTCAGACAACGAATGGTTTGGTAGTGATAGAGTAATGACTTCTGCTGCGATGGGAATACATGATGAGTTAATGCAGGAGGGAATTGACGCGGAGAGTAACGAGTACTATAATCAAATCAACAAACGTATGAAGGAATATTTCCCTCAGAAATTTGCCGCTTCGACAGAAGAAAAACCTGTTGCTACGAAGGAACCCGTCCAAAATGTAGCCTCAGTTAGTCGTAGAGCAGGAGGACGCAAGTCTGTGAAACTCACCAAATCACAGGTAGTTATCGCTAAGAAATTAGGGGTGCCACTAGAGGAATACGCTAAATACGTGAAGGAAGGAGCATAATATGGAAAAAGTAAAAACTTCACGCGAGTCTGAATCTAGAATTAAAAGTTCTAGAAAGAAAGATTGGACTCCACCATCCAGTTTGGATGCGCCAGCTGCACCGCATGGTATGTGTCATAGATGGATACGTACAGCAACTGCAGGCTTCGAGGACGTTGCAAACGTTTCGAAAAAGCTTAGGGAAGGTTGGGAATTTGTCAAAGCTGAAACACTGAAAAGTGAAATAGGTGAAAACGATTACCCAGTTATTCACGAAGGCAAACATGCTGGCCTCATCGGAATTGGTGGCCTTGTGTTGGCAAGGATACCAGAAGAGATTCTGAAACAACGTGCTGAGTATTTCGCAAGAATAACTCAAGATAGAACAGACGCGATTGATAGGGATCTTATGAAGGAACAACACCCGGATATGCCAATCAATATTGATAGGCAGTCCAGAGTGACCTTTGGAGGTAACCGCAAAAAATAATTTTTTTGCATTAACTACAAGAGTCTTAAATTAACGTTTATAAGGAGTATATAACAATATGGCAAACGTAAGTGAAAAGTTCGGTCTAAGACCGTACAGAAAGCTAGACGGTACGCCATTAGTTGGTGCACAAAACAGATATCTTATATCTGCTAATAACACTACTGCTATTTTCCAAGGTGACTTAGTTATCGCTGAAACAGACGGTACTATCACAAGACACGTTGCGAATAATAGCACAGCAGTTATTGGTGTGTTCAATGGATGTTTTTATACAGATCCTACTACGCAAAAACCGACATTTAGGAACTCGTACCCAGGTTCAGTAAACGCAAGTGATATTACAGCATTTGTAGTTGATGACCCTGACGCAGTTTTTTTAATGGACGCAGACGACACTTTTGCGAGAGCGGATTGTTTTAAAAACTATTCAGTAACTAATGCTACTGGAAATACAAAAACAGGAATATCTGAAGTTCAGTTAGATGTATCTGTATCTGGAACAAATGCTTCATTCGTGATTCAAGCGATGGACATTTCACAAGATCCAGGTAACTCAGCTACAGATTCTGCAAACGGAAATATTCTTGTTAGAATCAACAAACACTTCTACAGAAGTGGAACAGGTATATAGGAGTAATAGAATATGGCTATATCACGATCACAACTAGTTAAAGAACTAGAGCCAGGTTTGAATGCACTATTTGGCCTGGAATATAACAGATACGAAAATCAACACGCAGAGATTTTCGCTACTGAAACATCTGACAGAGCTTTTGAAGAAGAAGTAATGTTAAGTGGTTTCGCAGGAGCACCAGTAAAAGCTGAAGGTGCTGGAGTAGTATTCGATCAAGCGAACGAAACGTTCACTGCTAGATACACTCACGAAACAATCGCTTTAGCATTTGCTATCACTGAAGAAGCAATCGAAGATAACCTTTACGATAGATTAGCTGCAAGATACACAAGAGCTCTTGCAAGATCTATGGCAAACACGAAGCA